GTGGATGTTAGGCCAGTAGAGCGGGGTAAGGATTGATATGGCGATGACGAAGCGGACAGATGCGACGAGAACGGCACGACAGCAGACGGCAGTGGTGGTTGATCTGTTTCTCGATGTACTGCTATCAAATCAGGGAGAAATCCCGATGGAGAGTCGGAGCGTGATCGGCGCTCTGGTCGATTTCAAGGGGCAGATCCCAAAGTCGTCCGGCTTCAGCGGTTTCTGTACACTGGCCGCAAAAGTGGACCGGATGCGCGACTGGAGCGATATTCACCTGCTGGCCTGCATGATTGTTCGTAACCTCTCTGACCGGCAGCGTGAGGCTGTAGTCTGTGACAGGGCTTACCGTGGCCGGACCAAAGTAGCGATTGACCCATTCATGCCGGACAAGCCCGTAGAGGTCAAACTGTGGGATGACAAGGAATGCGCCAGAGAGCTTGGCTGCACTGTCCCGGCGCTAAGGCAAAGAATCGTAGATGGCTACAGCAGCATTGAGCAGGCATTGCGGGCGCATCAGAGTCAAGACAGAAAAGCGGCCTGATCAAGCTCTTGAAAAAACAGTTGCTTTTTTCTGATTATAATGTACCATCGGAGGTACTTTAAAGAACTATCCCCAAAAGCCGTAGGTCACCACCTCGCGGCTTTTTTTGTGTGCGAAACACGACCCCGGCCTCTTTGCTCTGCATACGCGGGGGTTCTTACTTTACCCGTCAAGCCTCTGGATGGATTGGGAGTTGCCCGGTCGCCTCAAGCTCAAATCGTGCGGGGCTTTCTTCCCTTTTGCCCGCCAAGCCTCTGAAGCGTAACTGACGCAAGTCGGTCCGGTCCTGCACCTGACTGGCGACCAAGCTCAAATAGTGCGGGCTCTCATCTCTCAGGAACACCCATGAACCGCGAGCTACTCAGATCACCGAAATCGTAGCGGAGTGACACCAATGAAAGGCACCCCGACCAGCCAGTCAAGCGTTAGCGTGGTGAGCCTCGCGGATTTGGCCGAGGCTATCCGTCATCAGACCATGGCAATCAACAGGATGGCTGACAGTAACTGGGCGCTGGTGTACGCCATGACTGAAGGTGATGGCATAGAAGATGAACCTGACTGCACCACCTATCTGGACGGCACGTCAGCCTAATGGCACTGCGCCCACTCAAGCCCTGCGCTGCACCCACCTGCCCAGCACTGATCAGAGGCAAGCGCCACTGCGATAAGCATGAGCACCTGGCCGAGCAGCCCAAGCGTGAGCACGATAGGCGCAGAGGCAGTAGCACGACGCGCGGCTATGGGTACAAGTGGCAGCAGGCACGCGCCCGGTTTCTGCAAGCGAATCCTTTATGTGTTCGATGCGAGTCAGAAGGCCGGGTGAAAGCTGCAACTGACGTGGATCACATCATTCCACACAGGGGCGATCAGGAGCTTTTCTGGGACGAGTCTAACTACCAGTCATTGTGCCATGCACACCACTCGGCAAAGACCGCCAGCGAGGACTCAGGCTTTGGAAATCCACGCGCAGACGGGAGGGGCGGGTCAAATCTCTAGGGACATCAATTACCTAGACCGTCCCCCAAGTCACTTTTTTACGTCCACAAAATTCAGGTTTTGAAATGGCCCGCCCGAGAACCCCGACCAACGTGCTGAAAATGAATGGAGCGTTCGACAAGAACCCCCAGCGCGAGCGGGAAGATCCGGACACCGGCAAGCTGAAATCATGCCCGGCGCACATGCCCGAAGCTCAGCAAGAAATCTGGAAAGAGATCGTCAAGGCTGCGCCAAAGAACGTGCTGACTGAGGCTGACCGGGTTGGTTTGGAAATCTGTTGCGCTCTGCTCAACCAGTTCCGACTGGACCCGGTTGAATTCCCCGCGGCCAAGCTGGTGAGGCTTGAGGCTCTGCTCGGAAAGTTCGGAATGACGCCGGCGGATCGCGCCAAAGTTGCTGGCCCTGCGCAGAAAAAGCCCCAGGGTAACCCGTTCGCTGGACTTTAATGACGACGGCAAAGAAGTATCCGCTGGTAAAACGGGCGGAGGATTACGCCCGCCAGGTGAATGCGGGGAAGATCCCGGCCTGCAAGTGGATAAAGCTGGCCTGCCGCCGCCACTTCGATGACAAGAAGTCCAGCCGTACCCGGGCCTACCCCTACAGGTTTGAGCCAGCGCTGGCGGAGAAGGTCGCCAAGTTCATGCAGCTGCTGCCCCACACAAAGGGAAAGTGGGCCAGCAAGCGCGAGACCATAACGCTGGAGCCCTGGCAGCTGTTCGCTATCTGCGTACCGTTCGGCTGGATTCGCAAGAAGGACCGAACCCGGCGCTTCCGCACAGTGATAGTTTTTGTTCCCAGGAAGAACGGTAAAAGCATCATCGGCGGCGGCCTTGGCCTCTACATGTTCTCAGCAGATGGCGAATTCGGTGCAGAAGTTTACTCCGGAGCCACCACCGAGAAGCAGGCGTGGGAGGTGTTCCGCCCCGCGAAGCTCATGGCAGAGCGCACCCCGGCTCTGCGCGAACACTTCGGCATCGATGTTAACGCCGGCAACCTGGTGCGCATGGAAGACGGCAGCCGGTTCGAGCCGGTGATCGGAAAGCCCGGTGATGGCTCGTCTCCCAACTGCGCGATTGTGGATGAATATCACGAGCACCAGGAATCGACTCTGTTCGACACGATGGAGACCGGCATGGGCGCCCGCGAGCAACCGCTGATGCTGGTGATCACCACCGCTGGATCCAGTATCGGCGGACCCTGTCATCAACTGGTCAGGGACTGTGAGCGAATGCTCGAGGGCGCCATCCAGCGTGATGATCTGTGGGCCATGCTCTACACGATCGACAAAGGGGATGACTGGGCAGACGAAAACGTACTGCGCAAAGCCAACCCGAATTACGGCATATCCATTTCCGGAGACTTCCTGTTATCGCGCCAGCGCGAGGCCATGCAGTCCGCGTCCAAGCAATCGACCTTCCGCACCAAGCACCTGAACGAATGGGTGGGCGCGAAATCAGCCTGGATGAACATGCTCAAGTGGCAGAACCAGCCAGAGCGAAAGTCACTCAGCGAACTGGAAGGCCGGCGCTGCATTGTTGGACTGGACCTGGCCAGCAAGATAGACGTTGCCGCCACCCTGCTCCTGTTCCCGCCGATTGAAGGCGACCCGAACTGGCACTTGCATGGCCGGTACTACCTGCCAGAAGCCCGGGTGCTGGAGCACATGGACAGCAACTCAATGCGTTACATGGAGTTCAACAGCCTGGGCCTGATGACCCTCACGGATGGTGAGGTTATCGAGTACGAAGTAATCAAGGACGACCTCCGGGAATTCGCCGGCCGCTTCGATCTTGAGCAGGTGCCCTACGACCCGTGGCAGGCCACCCAGCTGGCTCAGGAGATGGAAGCCGAAGGCCTGCCGATGGTAGAGGTTCGCCAAACCGTTCAGAACATCAGCGAGCCCATGAAGGAAATGGAGAAGCTGGTACTGGAAGGCAGGCTGGCCCACGGCAACTGTCCTGTACTCACTTGGATGGTCTCCAACGTAGTCGCGAAGATAGACGCGAAAGACAACATCTACCCGAACAAAGAGCGCCCTGAGAACAAGATCGATGGCGTTGTCGCGACAATCATGGCGCTGAGCCGCGGCATTCTCCGCGGCGAAGATCAGAACCCGGCGTCTCCCTGGGAAAACGAAAACTTCTCAATACTGGATTAACTATGGCTTTCTGGAATCGAAATAGAAAAGCGCCAGAGGAGCGGTCTGGCATTGAAGATCCGCGCGTCCCTATTTCCTCCGAGGCCATCATTGATTTCCTGAACGTGTCAGGCGGCCTGAGCGCATCAGGCGTCACCGTCACCATCGAAAAGGCCATGGGTGTGCCGGCGATATGGGCAGCGGTGAACTTCATCAGCGGCACTATGGCGGGCCTGCCCCTGAACCTTTACCAGAAAACGGCCGAAGGCAGGCAGAAGGTAGGCAGCACGCTGGCCACTATTCTCCATGACTCATGGAACGATGAGACAAGCAGCTTCGACGCCAGAAAGTATTCCTATGAGCAGGTGTTCACTGGCGGCCGATCCCTCACCTTCATTGAGCGTAACGCCGCCGGCAGAATCATCAACTTGTGGCCGCTGAACCCGGAGATTGTAAAGATCGAAATGCGCGGCGGGCGCAAGGTCTATCGATACAAAGAGCGGGGCCGGAACGAGATTGTCTATGCGGCCAACGAGATCATTGATATTCCATTCAGCCTGCACTCAGACATGATCACTTGCCGCAGCCCAATACTGAGCAACGCTGACACCATCGGCTTGGGGCTGGCGGCCACACGGTACGGCTCAAAGCTTTTTCAGAACGGCGGCGTGCCTCCGTTCATGATCACCGGCAACTTTGAGTCAGGCGCCGCGCTCAAAAGATCGTCAGACGATTTGCAGGCCGCCATCCGCACGGCAACCAAAGAAAACCGAC